ATCTGCAGCCCTCCCCAAAGTTGATGGGATCTAGTTAAGCGAAGGTCTTTTTATCTTCCCATCCCGTCACGCTGAACGTCGGGATCTTGATGCGCCCGAATTCTTTGTTGGGATGATTGTAGCTATCTACACCCAGCTCTACGACCGGGTTCATGTTGGGGCGCGTGCGCATTTCTTTTCCATAGACTTTGCACAGTGCACCCAACGCATTCAACCCGCCGCGAGACGACGTGGAGAATGTGAACAGGTCTTCGTCGTTGACTTTCTTGCCGGCCGGCTTCAGGATCAAATAGTTAGTGAACTGCCAGGGATCGCGGGTCTTGCCGTCGGTCCCGACTTCCCACTGATCCTCGTCGTGGTCGCCAAGTTCACTGCGCCGCTTGGGACTGAAGCCTTCGACAAGCGCACCCATCAACTGCTCAACGGGACGGTTGTCAACCCACTTCACCCAGCCGACCATCAGGCTTTGCATGTTGGCAGTAAGCTTGGTGCCGACTTTCAATTCGTCGTCTTCAGCGCCGTAGAGCCAGTCCCCTTTGCTGAACTTGAGAAGCTGTCCGACGATATTGCTCGCCGACATCTGAGCGCCATAAGACTCGAAATAGTTTCGATCCATCGTTTGGAGTTCTTGTGTCGGTTCCTCTTTCTCTTTTTTAGCTACGCTTTGCTTTGCCATTTGCTTTCTTCTCCAATTTTCCTTCTGAGTTATTCAGAAGGATCTGTAGTCGATCAGTCGGCTCTCCGACCGTCGAGAACACTTCAGTGTCCACGCCTGCTGCCTCGGCAGCTTCGCGGATCGCCACGTTATCATAAGACTGCCGGCCTTTGACATAAGACCAGACGACAATCCCGGGAATTTTTCTGACACCTTTATCTCGAAGGCGGTCTTTCATCTCTTCCCGCGCGGTGCGCAGTCGCGCGTCGCTTTCCTTTAGAGCTGTTTCTAGTTTGATGATGTGATTCGCCATGTCAGTGACTTCAGCAATGAACTGAGGGTCAGCAGACTTCTCCTTCTCTGGAATAGATCTGCGCATGACGCCGCACTCTTTAGTGAACGGGCAATACTCGCATTCGTTGCCGCCAGCGACCCAACCTTCTGGCATCAGCTCCCGCGGATGCTTGGCTGACAGGATCTTTTTGGCCCTGGCCTGCGCTGACGCAAAGAGTACAGGATCGAACTTGATCGGGAATTCTTTGACGTCATCCCAGAACGACGCGTCGACATAAGTGATCAAAGCATAGTCAGGTTTGTACTTGGTTTTCTTTCTGACGATCCCCAACTGGACCTGCACTTGAAAAGCGTTCTCTGCTTTCGCTTCCCGGATGTTGACCCTGGGATCTATAGTCTTGCACTCGACCAGGATACACTGCGACGGACCAATGTCCTTCACGCCAAGGTAACGCAGGCAATCGCGCGGCAGGTTTGTCAACAGTCCATCGGGTGTTGAAGACAATTGCCCGTCGACAAAGCTCTGCTGGTCCGGTCCTGACAGCATCAGATTGTTCTTGAAGGCATGCTTCAACGCAGGCTGCCAGAATGAATCCTCCATGATAGTGCCGCGCGTCCGCGCACCCCAACCTGAAGGATCGCCTTTCTTAGGAGTGTAGACTGTCTTCTTGATCCAGTAGACTTTGCGTTCGCAGGCACCGATTTCCGATGCGCCTATGGTCTCGCTTCGATCGTGCTTCCAGACCTTCTCGATCGAGCCGACATATTTAGTCAGAGCTTCTCTGATCATCATTTAGTGTTTCCCCAATTCGTTCCTGTTTCTTTATCTGCGCGTATCGGGACTATCAATTTGACTGTCTGTTCCATTATATGTTTCAATTCGTTTACCGCGTCCATCCGTTCAAATGATCCGTCGAGTTCGTCATGCACCGTTAGCTGCAGTGTTAGCTCGTCCAGCACGCCGGCTTCGTGCGCATCAACCATAGCCTTCTTCATGATATCTGCGGCTGATCCCTGGATGCGGGCATTTAGAGCCTTGTGACAGAAGGCACGCTGGCTTCCTGGAATGCGATGACGTGTGAAGACTGACGTTCCGTCGCGCTGCCGCTTTCCCCACATGACGAACCTGCGTTTGCGATTCATTAATGTAGAAATCTCTCCCTTCTGTGCTGCCTGCGCCATGCAGCCTTGGATCAGCGGTTTCATGAATGGCGCGTGCCGATGATATTCCTGGATCATAGCCTCACCTTCTTCCCGCGTCAGGTTCAGCTGCCGGCTTAGCTTGCCCGCGCCCTCGCCGTAGGCCAGTCCGAAGTTGATTGTCTTGGCATTCACTCGCGACAGGCCAGTCATCTCCGCGATCTTCTGATGGAAGTCTGCTTCAGGATTGTTGTTGAATTCGTCGACGACGGCCTGCGCTCCAGGCAATCCCAGCACTCCGGCGTCATGCGCCATCAAGACATATTCAATCTGGCTGTAGTCAATCTTGAACCACTGCTGCCCTTTGTCCGGCAGGAACATCTTGCGGATAGCCTTGCCTTCTTCTGTGCGGATAGGAATGAATTGCAGGTTCGGCAAACTAGAACTGAAGCGACCAGTCACTGCACCGCCTTCATCTGTCTTCTGCTGGTTGAAGTTGCAGTGCACTCGGCCGTTGTAATGGCTTTCGAGGATGCAGCCTTCAAGGAACGTGCCGCACATCTTGTCTAAGCGGCGTGCTTCCAGGATCATTTCAGTGATCGGATGTTCATGCTGTCGCAGCCACTCGGCCTGGAAGGATGGAGCCTTGGTTTTTTCAGTCAGAGGATATTTCAAGCCAAGATGATCAAACACTTTGGCCAAAGACTTCGCTGCCCAGGGCTGGACTTCTATTCCTGTCTGGTTCTTGATTTCTTTGACGACGGCGCCGTAGCGTTTTCTTAATTGCTTCAGGACTTTCTCGGCCTGTGCAATGTCGACTTGAACACCGTGTTGTCGCATAGCCAGCAGCACAGGGATCAGTTTTGATTCCATGATGAACAGATCCCACAAGCCTTCTTTCTCTAATCTAGGTTTCTGTTTTGCAAAGATCTTTAGAGGCAGGTCTACGTCAGCGATAGCGTAGGGCGCGACAATCTCCGGCGGCGCTCTCCAGATACTTCCTTTCGGGTTCTTCTTGCCAAAGTGCTGGATCAGGAAGGCATCCATTTCTGTATCGAACTTTCCTGCGCCGCAATAATCCTTGGCCAGGTTCTCCAGTGAATAGCTGAACCTGTTCTCGTCAAGCAGCGGTTCGGCGTTCTGGATATCATACAACGGACCGTTGACCTTTATCCCTTCTCGCGACAAGAAACCAAGATCATAGATCAGGTTCGCGCCGACCTTAGGGACGTCAGTCTTCAATTCCTTTTTCAGCCAGTCGACGACTTTCTTCTTGGGCAGGTTCTTTCCTGTTTCATGGGCAATCGGAAAGTATCCCCGGAAGCCAGCCTCGGTTGCGACAGCAATGCCGGCAATGAAGCAGCCGTCCTTGTGCGCACCTGATCCTTTAGTCTTTATGTCAGGGTCGCACGTCTCCACGTCAATGGCAATCATGCCTTGACCTTTCAGACTACCCATTCTTTCCATGTGTCACCATTGATAACTGATGCTACGTCTATCTTGTTTCGGAGCGCTCTTAGGATTTTCATTTCGACTGTGTTCGGTACAACTAGATCTACATTGTCGACGCGGTTCTCTTTTTCTATGCCCATGCTTCTCTGTTCAGACTGTTCTCGATGCTCCAGGTTGTTGGCTGTTGAGAAGTTGATCACTCGATCGGCAACGGACCAGGTTCGGCCGCGCCCTCCAGCTCCTGCCGTAGCCAGCATGAACCGGCAGTTGGGATCAGTCTTGAAGCGTTCCTCTTCAGCTTCGCGGGTGCTAAGATTGTTTCCATAGAACTTGGCGACGCTGCCAAAGCCGTATTCTTTCCCCAGCTCCGCGGCGCAGTTCTCCAGGTTGACGATGTAGGTAAACCAGATGATGGCTTTGCCTGAATAGTCCTCCAGCTCCTCCATCAAGGCTGCGGTCCGGTTCTCCGGGAATGTGTGCAGTGTCCCTTCTTCGTCATCCCTGATGTGCCCACACAGGATCTGATGGAGCTTGACCAGCTGGGCAATCACGATAGAGGCTGTGACGTAGGACGTCTGGTTGATCTTGATCGTCGCATACTTCTTCATTTCTTTGTAGGCTTTTTCCTGCTCCGGCGTCATGGCGACTTCGCGGATAGAATATGTGCTTGGCATGATAGGCCGGAAGGGGACGCGAAACGAATAAGGCTTGATGATCTTTTGCAGCGACTCTTCCGCGCCGTCTTTGAATCCTACAACCATCAGGAAGCTGCGATTGCCTATCCGCATCTTCTTCAGATGCGCCCACTCTCTTCTGAATTCATAGAAGTCATCACACCCAAGAATCTTCTTGTCCAGGAATTCAAACTGGGTATAAAGATCAAGTGGGTCTCGCGGAGAAACAAGCCCAGTCAGTATGCGCCTGTACTTAGCCAAGGGCTTGATGGATCTGTTTATGTAGCGGGTTCTTTTCGCATCGAAGTTCTTGATGATCGTCGACTCGTCGATGACGACATAGCAACGCCTGCGTTTCAGGAAATCTTCCAAGACCTTGCGGGCTCTGCTGATCCGCATAGACAGCGCCTCGACGTTGACCAGGAAGATGCAAGGCGAAACGACGCCAGGGTCTACATATTTCTTTTTAGAATCCCAGATGTGGATATGATGGGGAATGTGCAGATGATCTTTTGCTGCTGTCTCCCAGGTCCGGTAGACGCCAGCCGGCGCGATGACAACTAGGTCGTCGACTTTCTTTTCTTGCCGGAGATATACAAAGTCCGCCAGGATCGTTGCAGACTTTCCCGTCCGCATAGCCATCAGGAGTGCGAAGTATTCCTTATCCTTCATCTTCTCCAGGGCTTCGATCTGGTGCGGCCACAAGGGCTTCTGTGATTCTGTCCCAATCCCATTTTGCAGGTCCGCCGGTTGTGTGTATAGCTGCTTTTTGGAGGAGGCCTTTTTCATAAACTTTTCTCGCGTCTGATCCCTTGAACAAGTATAAGTCTTTCGTGCCTTTTCGTACCGCTATAAAACATCGTCCGTTGTTTCGCGAATAGCGTTCAAGCCAAGCGACCTGTGTCGGCCAGATCTTGACCTTGTTTCCTGATGATACGAATTTGTTTTCAACCCATCCAGAAATCCCATCCGGGAAACAGTAATGAGAATCCGGTACGCCCATCATTGTAGAACCAGTCTCGACTGGTATCCACATCGCTCTGCGAATGTGCTTTGAAAAGATCTGTCTTAGGCTGCCATCAGACATGAAGTGCGTGACCCGACGCGACCGGGGTAGCTATCTAGTAACCCCACACAGGAGGCGAGGGTAAACCCGCCAGCTATCCAAGTACTTTTCGCGTGTAC